CAAATAGAAGAGTTAATAAATTATTTTGGAAGTAACGTAATTTCATTTTTTGGAAATCAAAGTAATTTGCAAATGTATGTTGCTGGAGACGATACAAATCTTTATCAATTTACTGGAAAAATATATTCTATAGGAATATCAACACAGTATAATGCAGATGAAATTATTAATAACTTTGAAGAAAATGGTACGGCAATACTTGATAGTTATTTAGCTACTGGGTCAGAAGAATCTGAAAATGCAAATGAATTATTAGCACACACGGCCAGTTATACAATTCTTCCATCTGAAGCATACGAGACATATTACCTAGATATAGGCGTATCTGGATTTTGGGAAGACTATCTACCACTATCATATTTTGCACAGTTTGTAACCAATGATGTCGGCAATAAATATTATGATTTAGACTTTTTACAATTTAATATAGCAAGTCCATCACCTACAAAATTGGCAGAATATGAAACAGTAGGATCATGGACATATGATCAATTAAAAGAATCATATGCTCATCCCTCTCAAAAAACATATTATCAATTAGATAATTTTCTATTTACTGGCTGGAATAATTATGAAGATATGAATCAAAAGACTGAGAAATATTATGAATATGATACATCAGATTCGGTAATTAGAACATATGTGACATTTCAATATGTAAAAGATGGATCAAATAAACCACAGAGTTATTTTACAAATACCGAGCCAGCTAGAGAAGGATCTATTATTTCTCTAGATGATTATCCAAATTGGCTTACCACAAAATTTGAAACAATAGATAATACACTAATATATCCAACAAAAACTGTAAACTTTAATAAATTAGCTATTGTTAATAGAGTAGAGTTTAATAGTCGGGGTATACTAACAAAACCCATAAAACTTAAAAAACTAGAAGTAGCATCACAAGCATTCAACGATAATTCATTTAATCCAGTAGGAACTAGATTTGGAATTAATGTTTTTCCATTTACTAAGGCTGGACTATATTTTGATTATAAAACAGCAAACCCATATAGTATATATAAAGGAAGCACTCCATATTTATATTTAAATAGAAAATCTGGAATAGAACTTCGTGGAGATTTTGATAGTCAGGTTAGCCGTGGTATAGCAATTCCAGTTAATTCAACAATTGCAAGTGAATATAGAGTAAGTGCTTCACAAATATGGATGAGATATGATCTAGAAAGATTTTCTGGAGTACCAGTAGAAATTTTTGAAATAGTGCACAAAGATGATACTTTTAAATTTTACAGTGTTGCTACAAACGAGTCTGGAACTAGAGCAAAAATATTTGCTAAAAGTGTATCAACTGGGCAAGAAATAACAAATATTTCATACTATCAAAATGGATATTATGTAGACTCTCCAGTATTGACTGTTGGAGAGTGGAGCGTTATTGGTCTTAAGTTTGCTTCTAACTTAATATTTGATGCGTTTCTTGGAGCAATTAATTTAACTGGGCCATTAGTATTTAATAATATTGCTTTTTATCAAGCAAATAATTTACAGCAGGTTCAGAGTAATATTTTAAGACCATGGGCACGTGTTAATTCAGAAGGCGATTGGTCTTATTGGAAGGAAAGCTATACTTGGCAAGAAGTATTGGTTGTGTCGTCTGCAGACTTATATGGAGTGGACCCCTCTAAGGTATATGATACATATATAGGAACTAATAAAATTATATTTGATGATGAAGAGGGTATGATATTTGATGCTGAAAACCTTAAGATATATAATGACACAATATGGACCATTAGAGTCGGAACACCAGTATAATCTGGTATACTTTAGTATATGAATCCTTTGATTAGTCAAAAAACTGGTAAACCAATTGTTCAAAATGTACGTAGAAAGGTCATAGATAAGTCATATGACTGGGGACTATATGTTTATAAAAAATCTAATGGAAAATGGTTTACAGATAATGATGGCAATGTATTGAATATTCCCTCTATGAAGGGTGATATTTCTCAAATAACAAAGCTTAAGCAGGCTGCCATGCATTATGGTGATCCAGGTGATGGCAAGGCAGTATTTGTTCCTGGACTTACAAGAATTAGCGATGATGAATATACTGAGCAGGTTGATAGAATGAAAAATGGTTTAATCCCATCAATGAACGATCTTGGCGCATGGAAGGCAGCACAGGATACATTAAATACTCACGGAAGAGATGCTTACGAAAATGAATAAAGATTTTGATCATATACAAGCAAGTCTACATACTCAAACAGATGAAGAAAGTCCATTTTTAAATAGTGATCCATTTTCAAAGTCATGGGATGAATTAAAAGATTTAGCTGGAATTGATATTAATTTTAAACGCAGAACAACAAGAAGCGTTTCTAAATATGTTAGTCCAAGTTCTAGTACAAATGGATATGATCCAAGATATCCAGCAGTAAATCCTACTCCAGCATATCTTGCAGCAGCAAATTCTGTGCCTGCAGGAAAAGACGGAACATACTCTAAACAGATCAATCCTGGAACGGTATATAGAAATGGATACGGATTATTTGATGTAATTACACCACCATACAACATGTATGAACTAGCAAGCTATTATGATAATTCTTTTGCTAATCATGCTGCTATTGATGCAAAGGTAGAAAATGTTGTTGGCTTGGGATATGATTTTGAAATTACAGACCGTACAATGCTTCGTTTTGAAATGAATGATGACGATGGTCAGGTTGAAAGAGCACGTCGTCGTATTGAAAGATTAAAGTTAGAAGTACGTGACTGGTTAGAATCTTTAAATGATGATGATAGTTTTGAACAAACTATGGTCAAATTTTATACAGATGTCCAAGCAACTGGAAATGGATTCCTTGAAGTAGGAAGAACAGTAAGTGGAGATATTGGATATATTGGTCATATTCCAGCAACTACCGTTCGTGTTCGTCGTCTTCGTGATGGTTTTGTTCAGATTATTGGTCAAAAGCTAGTTTATTTCCGTAATTTTGGAGCAAAAAATCAAAACCCAATTACATCTGATCCAAGGCCAAATGAAATTATTCATTATAAATCTTATTCTCCATTAAATACGTTTTATGGAGTTCCAGATATTCTTTCCGCAATTCAGGCGGTAGTTGGAGATTCACTTGCATCTCAATACAATATTGACTACTTTCAAAACAAAGCAGTTCCAAGATATATTATTACGGTTAAAGGTGCAAAGCTTTCTGCAGATGCTGAAGATAAAATGTTTAGATTTATGCAGACTGGACTTAAAGGACAAAACCACAGAACACTCTATATCCCACTTCCTGGAGATACAGATAATAACAAGGTTGAGTTTAGTATGCAGCCAATTGAAAGCGGTGTTCAAGAAGGTTCATTTGAAAAGTATCGTAAGCAAAATCGTGATGAAATATTAATTGCTCATCAAGTACCTATCTCTAAGTTGGGCGGATCTGACTCTGCTGCTATTGCTGCTGCTATGTCCCAAGACCGTACCTTTAAAGAGCAGGTAGCTAGACCAGAACAAAGAAATATTGAAAAGGTAATAAATAAAATTATTCGTGAGAAAACTGATATTTTACAGTTAAAGTTTAATGAACTTACACTAACAGATGAAATAGCACAATCTCAGATTATTGAGCGATATGTTAAAACTCAAGTTATTACTCCTAATGAGGCTCGTGAAATGCTAAATATGTCACAAAGACCTGACGGAGATGATCCGTTTATTATGTCTCCAAGACAGGCTACAGATGCTAGGGCAGACTTGGCGGGTAACAGAGAAAGAGATGCAGAAAGAACAAATAATAACTCAGATTCCCCAACTACAATATCTGGAAGAAATCCACAAGGAGAGGGAAGATCATCTCAATAGTTGAGAAACTATTATAAAGTAATGATATAATTAACCTGCCATGATTATAAATAAAGCACAATGGACTACAGATGGCGACAATGTTCGCTTCTCTATGCCTATTGGCAAAGTAGACCAAGAGCGTCGTATCGTTTCTGGCTTTGCTACATTGGACAATGTAGACAAGCAGGGCGATATTGTCACAACTGAAGCAAGTATAGACGCATTTAAGAAATTCCGTGGCAACCTTCGTGAAATGCATCAGCCTAGTGCTGTAGGAAAGGTTGTTTCATTTAAAGAAGATCGTTATTTTGATCCTAGAGAAAAAAAGTTTTATAGTGGAGTATATGTTTCCGCATATGTTTCAAAAGGAGCCCAAGATACTTGGGAGAAAGTTCTTGACGGTACTTTAACTGGATTTTCAATTGGTGGAAATATTACAAAGTCTGATGACATGTATGATGAAAAAATTGATAAATCAGTGCGTATAATTAAAGAATATGATCTGCATGAATTGTCTCTAGTAGATAATCCAGCAAACCAGTTTGCCAATGTAATTTCTATTGAAAAAGGACAGCTTGGTGGTTTTCTTGCAAAAGCTGTTGTAGATACAGTTTACTGGTGCGGTTCAGATGACATAGTTAGACTATCAAAAGAGTCTGACGAAAATTGTCCATCTTGCAATGACACAATGAAAAATATTGGATTTGTTGAAGATCAAAATGATACAGAAACACTAAAGTTCTTAGTTGATAGTGCAAAAGGCATTAAGACAATTAAGATAACAAAGGAGGAAAATCCTATGACAGAAGAAACAAAAGAGACAGCTCCAGCATTGCTTGCTGAGGGTGAGTCAGTTGTTCCAAATGTTGAGGTTGCTCCAGAGGCTCCAGCAGAAGAAGCACCAGCAGAAGTTTCTGCAGATGTTCCAGCAGCAGAGCCAGTGGCAGAGGAAGCAGTAGCTGCAGTGGATGCTCCTGCTATTGATGATATAGCAGAAAAAGCAGTTGATGCAGTTGTTGATACAGCTGCTGAAATTGCAAAGTCTGTTTCAGAAATTAATACCTCTGTAACTAATGCCTTGAGCAATCTTGCAGAAACAGTAAAAGCTATGCAAGCAAATGTTGATGCAATAACAAAGTCCCTTGAAACAGTTACAGGCGAAGTAAAGTCTGTAGCAAGTGAGGTAAGCCAAGTAAAGGGAACTTTTAATGAGTTTGGAAAGCGAGTAGATCTTGTTGAAAAAGATACGGCTTTCCGCAAGTCTGGCGATCTAGGCGAGATCGTACAGGAGCCTGTTGTAAAACAGGTTCAAAAATCCCTATGGGGCGGTCGTTTCCTCACAAATGCCGACCTATTTAACTAAAGGTAAATTCACTAGGAGGTGAACAATATGTCGGAACAAGAAATCGTAAAGAATTATCCAGGTGCTCCAACCATATCCCATCAACATGGTGGTGATGGTGCTTTTGCATCAGGTGATATTGGAGGTGCAACGGCTACAAGCCCAAGCACATCTGATATTGGTGCTAACCTAGGTAATATCGCTACACCTGAATGGGGTGCTACGACTGGAGCAAACGCAGTAAATCCTACTGGTACTCCAGGTGGTATTCTCCTTCCAGAGCAGGCTCGCCGCTTCATTGACTATGTGTGGGATGCAACAGTTCTCGCCAAAGATGGTCGTAGAGTTACAATGCGAGCAAACACCATGGAACTTGAAAAAGTTAACGTTGGTGAGCGTGTTATTCGTGCTGCTGCACAAGCAAGCAACGATTATACAAACGCTGGTGCTACATTCACAAAGGTAGAGCTAACAACCAAAAAGATTCGTCTTGATTGGGAAGTATCTACTGAAGCGCTTGAAGACAATATTGAAGGAGGTGCGTTGGAAGATCATCTAGTTCGCTTGATGACCAATGCATTTGCTAATGATATTGAAGATCTAGCAATTAACGGTACTGGAAATGGTGGAGATGGAGCATTCCTCTCTATTATGGAAGGTTTCGTTCCAAAAGTTGTAGATGGTTCAGATGCTCATGAAGCAGTTGTTACTGTTTCTGACGATGCCTGGACTACAGAGGTAATGCAGGATATTATTCTTGCAATGCCACGTAAGTATCGTGCACTTAAGACTAATCTTAAGTTCTATGCTGGTACTGACGCATTCCAGGGTATCGTAAAGAACAACGGTACACTTGCTGACGCTATTGCTGAAGCTTTTGCTCCACGCACTGGTGGTACAGAGCGCAACCGTCAAGCATATCTTGATGGTGCTGCACAAACATTCGGTGGAGCACGTACAACCCGTGTTCTCGGAATTGACGTTCAAGAA